ACTTGTTGCCCAGGCTACCATCTGTTCCGGAGATCGTCACTGTGGAAACAACCCTCTGGAAGGTGATGTTCTTCGTGGTGCTTGCGCTATGGCTGTCGGTCGCTACGATCTGGATCGTGTGCTGACCTGCAGATAACGCCCTAAAGGTCGCATTGTCCACCGTGAAGGTGTTCGTGCCGCCAAGGGTTACGCTTGCGATGGTCTGCTTTGTGGTTCCGTCAAGCTTAACGACTGCAGAAACAGCATCGTTATCAACATCATTGATGACGAAATCCAGAGAGAAAGCACCGTTCTTATCTCCCAGAGAATCACTTGCAGTAGTGATCGTAGGAGCCGCATTCCATTCGAGGGTGTAAACGCCGTTGGCATCCGCAGTATCGCTGACAGTGACGCTGCTGAGAAGGGAGAAAGCCGGGGAGACGCCACGGCTACCATTGCAAGCGTTGCCGCTGCCGAGACTGCCATCTGTATTGACAAACCGCGCAATGTGCGAGCCGCCGGAACCGGGAGTACGAAGCCACCAAAACCAGGCGGATCCTGCGGATGTTTCAGTGTAGTTACCACAAGCAGCCGCATTGGCAACCTTCTTTATTCTTCGGGAATTCTGATTATCGGCAGAATAATATGCATAAATGCTGCCTTCTGCCACAGAGTTCTCATTTGCAAGACCGACTTCTGTAGTGGAAAGCAGGAAAATCTTACTGCTTACACTCTCATAACCACCACCATCGGTGACCGTATTCTTTGCGGTAACCTTCGTAACAGTCTGCAAGGCCGCCTTTAATTCCGCTGAGAAATTTGCCAGAAATCCCTTCTCGGTATCATACGGATTGATTGCAGTTCCGCTCTGTGTCCATACATTTGAGCTGTCCGGCTTCTGATCCGCATTGTGCTGAGCGGAATACCAGGCATTCGCCGCCGCATCCGAATTGAGCCACTGCAGAAGGTTTGAATGCAGGTAACGGTTATTACCATAAGATTTCCTGTTGGAGTCGCTGTTGCTCGGTTCTTTCGCGTCAAAGCACTTCAAGGAAATGATGTCCCTGAATTCAAGAGTGGTTGTGCCTGTCGGATCTCCGGTATGGCCATGTTCCAAAACTCTGAATATCGGGTTCTCTCCGTTGTAGGTTGTGCCTGTGTCCTTGACCAGAGCGCCAACAGGAAGTGAACTAAGTAGTTTTGACATTCTTGTTTGCCTCCTTTTCTAATTCATCTTTGAAAAGTTCGGAGAACATCCTGTCCATCTTCCGAATGAGATAGTATGTGTCTCCTCTTTGCGCATGGGCTTTCCACCCATTATGAGCATCCTTGCAAGCTTGTAGATCAATACTGCCTTCGGTGAGCAGCCTCCGCATTTTCTTCAGCTTGCGTTTATGATGAGTGATGCTTTTCTTTGACAGTTTCTGTACCACCTTCCCGGAATCCGTCATGTAGAACTTGAAGCCCAACCAGTCAACGCCCTGTTTAAGCGGCACTATCTTGGTTTTCTTCTCATTCAGGCACATTCCTCGTTCCCCTACCCAGTTCCGGATAAAGGACCGGCACTCCTTCAGATAGTCCTTGGAGTCGCAGATCAGGTAAAAATCATCCATATAACGACCATACCATTTAATATGCATCTTCTCTTTGATCAGATGATCAAGTGGGCTTAATGCGAGAAGTGCATCGAGCTGAGATAATTGGTTTCCTAAAGGAACGCCAACCCCACCAGGTATGCTGTCATGTATGTGATAGATCAGACCTAAAAGCCGCTCATCCTCGAACTTCGTAGCGTAGTAGTCATTCAAGAGTTTGTGTGGTATCGAATCAAAATAGTGATGCATATCACAAATAAGAATGAATCCATCTGATCCATACTTCCTGAAGTAGCCCTGCATATGCTGCCGGAGCTTCTTCAGCGCGTAGTCCGTACCCTTGCCCTTCTGACTGGCACAGTTCGTGTCTATAAATGTTGGTTCGACCGTGGGTGTCAGTATGTTATCCATTAAGGACTTCTGGACAACCCGGTCATAGTATTTAATTGATTTAATGTCTCTCGACTTCCCTCTCTCATTGATCGTGAAACAGTTATATGGGCTGAGCCGGTACTGCCCTGAATCGAGAAGGTGTTTTAATGCGGATGTACACTCCAATCCCCTCATATCGTAAATCGCCACACTGTCTTTCCACCTCTTACCTTTACGGCAAGATCTGTGTGCCCGATAAAGGTTATTGAAGTCTGTAAGTATCCCGAAATCATCAACCTTATTTTTCATATCAAAAATTGTCCTGCCGCAAGCGAACGCTCAGGCCTCACACACCATCGGTGCAAGGTGTCGGCATTCATTGTTTCACTCCGAATCGGAGCAGGGATGCATCCTCCTTTCGTGGTGGCGCACTGATTTCATCCGAAATGGACTACTCTGTCTGACAATCCACCAAATCCGGGGAGACGCCATTGTTACCATTGTAAGCGTTGTTGTTGTTGAGACTGCCATCTGTATTGACATTCCGCGCATTGTTCGAGTTGCCGGAATTGGGAGTACGAAGCCACCAATTCCAGGCGGATGGCACTTATAATACAGTCTGCACCCCTATTTAAGGTTGTTAAATCGTTTCAAATCGGCTTTTATCCAAGCCGTGGTATGGTTACGCACATCCCGTGCCATGCCCGTCCAGTGTTCCAATGTCCCGGCATTCACGCCGAAGGTGTCTGCTGCGATCTCCATGAGTGTGAGCATGGAGCGACAGGCAGCCCTTGCCTCTTTCTGGTATAGGGTCCGCCGCTCCAATTCTATCCTTGTATTCGGATAAATCTCATTCGCCATGATGAGCCAGTCCACAATCTCCAAAGCCTTGTCCTGTATCTTTCCTACAACAGAGAAGCGATACCTCTTCGGGAAGTTCTTCTCATTGGAGGTGATGCGGAGCGTGTACCCTGCCAGTTCCTTTGAAGCCTGTAGGACATCGTACTTTCCGGGTGTACGGTTGTTTTCTAATTTAGACATTATGCGTACAACCAGTGGTTTGTACTATCGTATGCGCCACTGCTCACGATATAGCCGGATGTGCTGTCAAATACCTCAACTATGATATTATCCGAAGTTCCGTTTGCTATTGCTCCTGTCTCGATGGCAAGAGCAAGTGTTACGGCAAGGACATTCTGCTCACAGGCTTCGAGCCTCTTGCCGAATGTACCGTCCATGCTGCCCGGTTCAAGGGCTTCTACCTCATCTGACAATGCTTGCAGAGACAGGGAAAGGTCAGAGACCGTCCCCACAAGGGGGACGATCGTAGCCCTTCCGAAGACCTCTAACAAGTCAAGGTCGATAAGTTTATCTAAACTTGCCATGTTAGTTACCTCCGTTTTTCCGAATAGTCAGCGTGTTAATCAAAGGCTGTCGAGACTCGCGATCATATCGTTGACCTGCTGAGTGGTAGCGATAGAGATGTCATCGAGCTTCTCCTTATCTGCCGCGCTCATGGTTCCGGCATTGCCGCCAACACCAGACGAAGATGCAGCAGCTGCAGCAACGCTGACAACATGGTTGGTCACATCAATAGCACCAGAACCAGTGTAAGCCGTTACATCGGCATTATCGAGCTTCTGCTTATCGGCAGCACTCATAGTACCAGGAGCGGTAGTAGAAGCGGCCGCAATGCTCACAGTGTGGTTGGTGATGTCGATAGCGCCAGATCCGGTGTAAGCGGTAACGTCAGCATTGTCGAGCTTGGTCTTGTCTGTTGAAGACATAAGACCGTTGCCGCTCTGGGTCGCTACACCGTAAGCGCCTGCATAGGTGTCGAACTTGTAGGACGGAGAGGATCCTGTGGTATCGGCATCAATCACCTGAATGTTCGTTCCGGCAGGAAGTACGTGGCCTGAACCCTCAACGAAATCAGAGGTGGTCGTGACATTCTCGGACAGGTTGTAAACCTTGCCGACATTACCTTCTACGAGCAGACCGGAAACGACCTGTGCTGCTGTCAGGGATCCACCAGGACGGCACACAGAAGCCTCGGCTTCAGCAATCGCGTTGTCAACCTCGGTCTTGGTGTAGGCATCAGTGATACCATAACCGGCGATCGTGGTAGCCTCATCAGCCTTGCCGTTAATCTTGGTAGCCAGTTCGCTTGCCAGATCAGTCTCTGCAACCTCATCCTTGGACGCAAGCGCACCAAGATCCGCAGTATCAGCCTTACCATCGAGTTCAGCCGCAAGACTGGAATCAAGGTTGCTCTTCGATACTTCGTCCTTAGCAGCCAGATCGCCGAGATCTGATGCTAAAGCGTAACCTTTGTCCTTAACCTTACCGAGGACGGCATTGGCGATGGACTGAGCCTGGCTGAGGGTGGTTAAAATGTTTGACATGATTATTACCTCCTTTGGTAAAAATGAAATTGTGCCGCTTATGCGGCATGAGTTATATGCTTAAGCACATCCCGATCAGATTGGCGCCTTCGTCTCCGGATTGTGCAAACAGCCGTTAAATATCGTCAAGGTGTTCTATCGCATCCTCGACTTCTTCATCTTCAGCGACACGCGCATTATCGTCTACCGTGCCACCTGCATCGCGAATAAGCTCTTCACCAAGTGCCCGAACCTCTTCTTCCGTAGCAAGAGAAGCATCGACACTGCCGCCTCCTGCCTGTATCTCGGTCTCTGAAAGAACCTCATTGCCGTGCTTTAATGCAAGGATGTTTGTTTGATCATTGAAATCGACCTTAAGAGATGCCTTTTTCGCATAAGCGGAAAGGTCGATATCATCAAAGGTGATCACGCACTCGGAGATCACTTCTCCGTTCGCTTTCAGCTGAACCTTGTTGTTATCTCCATCCCATGCGATATGATCAGCTTTGGCATTCAGATCCGCATTGGTCGCATATGCTGAAAGGTCCGTGGTAATGGTTACTCTTTCGGCATTGTCTACCTCAATAAGGAAATCCACTCCGATCACAGCCGGGAGCAGGTTATTGTATGCCGGAAGGTAATCCGCCCTATCCTCATCAGCGATTGCTATACCATAAAGAATCTCTCCCTCATCCGGATCCATCGCCATAAGCCCGATCTCTGTCACATAATATCCGTGGACAAGAGCGCCATAACTCGGATTATTCGTGATAGAAAAACGAACATATACGTTCGTCTCGTTCTGCCTCTGGATCGTAGTAGGAGCGAATTCCTGCTGATATTCTTTTAGCTCTGTACGAGAGGCTAAGTCTTCGCCTTCTTCGTACTCGCCGCTACCGGTCACGGCTCTGGTGAATGAGATTGTCTTTTCTTCGGCCTGTGCTTTCGCCAGAAGCGCGATGCCTTTTCGGGTCAGCACAGCCTCTTTGAATTGTGCCATGTCCTTTTACCTCCTTAATTGATAATTGTTCGTGGGTACGATACCGCACCTACCGTGGACGAAAGCTGCGCCATGCCCTCGTCAGTTTCGTCTCTCGGGTGGTTGGTGATCGTAAGGTGGGCACTCGATACCGAACCGACTCCTCCGTGCGCTTTGGCATTGATGTGTTCCTCCGATTCTGCTTTCATGTTGGTGATCACGATATTCGGATACACAGCACTGCCGGTTCCTGTGTGTTCCGCTGCAGCTATGAACGAATCCGGATATTCCCCAGGGCTGTTTGATATAACGATCCCAGGGAAGGAGATCGCCCCTGCAGCGATATATTCTGAAAGGAGAGAAGATTCCTCCTTATCAGACTGATTATTGGTAATCTTCGTCTGACCCGTGGTTATTGTTCCGGATCCGACTCTGGGAAGGACATTTATGTCCCTCTCAATAAGGACTCTCCGAAGATGTGAGCGCTCATTCTTCACGCGCTCAATGACCTGCATGAAGAATTCCACAATATCCTCGGTCATCCGTGCATTGGTGACGATATCGAACATACCGGGAGTCTTTTCACCCTCATCGAAGTCGTACCATTCGACCACTTCGCCCTCTCCAAAGAGAACGCTTATCATCTCAGCTACCGCCGATGATGTTCCTGCTTTGGTATGCCAGATCAGCGTGTTCTTTATGATCCCACGCTTCACATCTATATCCATGTCCTGCCTGTAGTAAGGACTGCGAAGCTCCACTGCCATCACATCGAGAATGCGTTCCGGAAGAAGCTCCACAAAGTTCTGTGTCATGGTGTGGGTCTCATATTCCAGAAGCTCATCCACGGACAGCTTCAGAGCGTAGGACAGGCAGATCATGTCAGTGTCATTCTTCAGTTGGGATGGCAGAAGGTCGAGAAGTTCGCCGTCTGATAGTTTAATCATCCTCAACACCTCCATATGTGACTGCCTGTGTTTCTACCCTTGCCACGCTGCCGGTTGGCACCTCCGTGAATACCGGGCTTGCGACTACCACGCGCTTTGCTCCGGCAGCCACTACCATCTGAATGAGAACGGACGGGTTAATGTCCCGTCCGATCTTGGATGTCTGCCACTTGATATAGGTTTGCACCGCACTGGCCACCTGAGCCTGTATAGTTACCGCCTTATCAAGGTCGGTCTTATTCACATAATAGATAAATGCCAGGTCAAAGCCCTGCTCCGTAGGCTTAAGCACGGAAAGCTGATCTGTAAGAGGTCTTATGGAATCATCCGATAGATGATCCTGAACTTCTTCCACAAGGGCATCCGTTGGCATTGTAGCGTCAGCCATTAAGAATCTGACTTCCACCTCACAAGGCCTCGGGCTTGATACCTCCACATCGCCGATTGCTGAAGAATAGGATCTTGTGTGGTATATGTATGCATCCCTTGGACCCGCAACAGAATATCCGGAGGGAGCAAGGTATATCCTCTCTGCAAAATCCTCATCGGATTCTATGTTAGAGCCGCCGCTTGTGACTTCGATGTTCGCCACCTCCGCCACATACGGCACCGGATCCACAAGAGTATTGAGAAGGCCTGCAATGATACCATTGCCCTCTTCTCCTTCAGTAAGACAGGTGCATGGAATATCAATGAACATCTCCCCGATCGGGATCTCCGCCGCCTCATCCGTCTGGAAGTAGGTACGGTCTCCATTTGATACTCTTGTGCCCTGCGGGATCGTGATCACCGACTCCATCACATCCGAAAGAGTAAATCTCACGGTTGTTACTGCAGGATATGCAGGAAGCCTTGTGACTCCCCTGTTTGCTCCCAGATTATCCAGGAATCCGTTATAAGCATATTTGAGAAGATCCATCTTCCCGGCTTTTTCGATATTCATGTACATCTGGTAGATCTGTACGCTTGCCGCATATAGCTTCAGCGTCTCAGGATCCCCTCTGTGAAGGTGAAGATCCTTCCCGGTTACCTCTTTGTATTTTTTCTCATAATCCGCCACCATCTTTGCCTGTACTTCATCAAGCGTCTTATCGTCAATGAAGCTGACATCAGGCAGATTCGCTATTTCGTTAATCATCTTCGTCATCCTCCATATCGTCATTTGCTTCTACGAAAATCCTGAGCGATAAGCCGCCTTCTACCGTGGTTTCAAGTTCTACATCCTCAATCCGTATCTCCGGGATGTACTTTTCCACCTTTTCATCCAGTTCCATGTAAAAAAGATTCCTGGCTTCTTCCGGCCTTAAGTCAGTACTGGCTCCCGAAAGACCAAATCCCCTGCTGCCCGGAATAGTACCCTCGATGGAGACGATTAGTGAGCGGAGGATTGCGTCTATCCTCTCAAAATCTGAAAGCCCGTCCACATTCACGAGCTGGATTTCATTCGTGTAAGATCCCATAACGCCTCCTATCTGTATTCTCCGAATGTGATAGTTGCCGTAGCCCTTACCAATTCGCCCTTGTTCCATATCTCATCCCAGTTTTCTGTTCCGGATGTGATATAAAACTTGTTCTTTGCGACCTTTTTACCGCCGACATAGAAGTATGCCACGGCTCCTTTTTTTGCCGCGCTCCTGAACTTCTTCATGGTGGCTCTGGGTTTCACGCCAAGCTCAGCATCAAGGATCACCTCTATGCTGATCTCATCCATTCCGGGTCCCTGGAATTCCATCTTCGGACGTTTCCCGATGATGTCATGGCTTGCCCATCTGGCTGAATATGATCTTTTCATTTTGTCGAAAGAGAATACCTTCTCAGATGTGACCTTGAAGGTTATGTCTCCCCATTGTGCCATCGCCGCCATAAACGCCTACCTCCTTAGTGTGGCTTGCCGGTCTCTCCGTGAACGCCCGTGTGGGTATGCTGCTTAAATTTCAGACCTTCAATCTCCACATCGGATGTCGTTTTGATGTCCGGAGCGTCAATTTTTACAGCTGACTTCGCCTTGATCTCGATCTGATCAGCGTAGATCGTGAGCTTTCCGTCTTTATACTGCAAATATGCATCTCCGTAGTTCTGAGCAAGCTCTTTCCGAAACACATCCTTGCCGGTTGCCTTGGATGTATTGCTTGAGTTCCAGTAATGCCCCAGGCACACTCCGGCGGCGGCTCCATTCGATAGATGGAGTACAAGCACCTGAGAGCCTACCTTCGGCATCTTATATTCGTCCGTAAATGAAAAAACAGGGATCTCAGCTGTTACCGAGTCATCCCTGTCCGGATATGTCACTCTGACCATTCCCTTATCATAATTCACCGATGATACTTTTCCGATACGGACTGTCTTTTCTTCCGCTGCCATTATGCGATCACCTTCTTCTTTACTTTGTGAGCCTCGATCTTCTGTGAAGTTCCTGAGTTACCCACATCCCATGTGACCTTATCCACAAAATACTTCCCCGAAAGCTTGCCGAACTCTTCTCCCAGGCGGATACAAACGCCCGCGCAAATCTTCGGGTTCGGGAACATGGTCGCTGACATCGTAGTTGCTTTCATGTTTGATCTGTTGACCGAAGCCGCACCCTTGATCCGGGCTTCTGCCTCTGAAGAACAGGTCTCATTCACCTTAAGGACTCTGGATCCTTTGGCATTTTCTCCCTTGGTTCCTACAAAGATAGAGATTTCATCATCGCTATCCGCTTTTTTGTAAGAGACTCTTGCTCCGGTGTAGGTTCCATAGATCCCGTCCGTGAATGAAATATCCTCAAAGTGCTTAAGGCTTAAGGTCGCTATTGCCTTCTTCTTCTCCATCTTCACTATGTCGTAGATTACGATCTTACGCCGATAGATCTTCATTGCAAGACCGTAATCTTCGCATAGCTTAGAAAGGAAAGAAGAGTCGTTATTTGACTGTTCGAGTTTGTCGATCATGATAGACGGTCCCGAATACTTAAGCTTCAAGCCGTACCTGCCGCAGATCTCGGTCGCAATCCCTTGAATAGTGATCTTTTCCCAGGTCTTATCCCGCTCCCTTGTCTTAAAGGATTCCTTCGCCGGTGCCGACACACAGGAAAAATCCGCAGTCTTTGGCGAAAGCTTCATCTTGATATCGTCCATGGTGAAGGTTCCGCAGTTGAGCCGCTTGTCAGCTCCGTCAGCTCCCCACCGCTTAAAGATAAGCTTTCCGCTTACCGTATTTCCTTTTTTTGGATACCATTTCGTAAGCCAGTTGCCGTCTATGTTCTGAAGGCTGATGGAGAGCGTGTCACTGCTGCCGGATGCCACATCGGTATAGGTCAAGGTCTCGATGTAATTCTTCAGGATCACATCCACCTTTTTACCGCTGAAGGTCAGCGTCTGTGTTACCTTGCGCCCACTCTCCATTTAATCATCCTCCTCATCCTCGTCATCATCGTCATCGTCTTCGTCATCATCCTCACGCCAGAAGGGAAGATCCTCATCCGGCTCTTCAGGAAGTTCGGGGACATTAAGCACTGTCCCAGAAGAGAAAACCAAAACGTCTGCATAATCCCAGTTGGCTTCGATGAGGTATCTCATGTACTTTTCATCTCCGAAAAGCTTGAAAGAGATTAAGTCCCAGGCATCGCCCTGGATGGTTGTGTATGTACTCATGCGAATGCCGTCCTTCCGTTGTTCCTGATCCACTCATTCATCATCTTCTTAAAATCTGCCTGAGATGTCTTATTCGCCCTCTGAATCACTTCCTGATCAGCGTTGCCTTCGATCACATAGGTCGGATTGAAGTTGAATGTGTTCGATGCTGTCTGAGT